GATTTCCAAGTCGGATCGGTCTCGCCGTTTGCTACGCCGAGGTAATTGATCGTCGGCGCGCTTGGCACGACCAATCCGTAGCGTTCTGGTGTGCTGGCCGATCGGCGAATGATGTCGCCGCGCATCGTTAACAGGCCACTCTCGATGTAGGTGGCGGGCAAATCCGCCGCGACCAGCGCCCGGAAGGTGGGCACGGCCGCCACACCGGTCGTCGGCCCCGCCAGCATCCGGTTGGCCGCTTGGGTATCCAAGCCAACCACCTGCGTGCTCAGGCTCAGCAGCGTATCGGCGTTGGCGTCCAGTGTCACCGCCGCGTGTGTGCTGCCCGTGCCGCCGAGCAACACGTTCTCAGAGTTGCCGATGTACACTTGCCCGGTGTCGGTCGCGAGGCCTAATTCACCAGTATCGAGTGTTGGCAAATCCGCAAACACTCCGCGCCGTATCTGTATTTTATTGCCCATTAGAATGCTCCCCCGTCAATGTCAAACGGCGCTCCGGTATAGCTGTCGGTGAAATAACCGCCGTCAATCGTGGCGTCGGTCTTTGCCCAGAATGCTGCCGCGTGTTGTCCGTCGAGCAGATCGGCATTGAGATTCGCGATGGCCGTCGTGCTGGCTACCGTCAAGGGCGCGGTGCCGGTCGTGGCGCGCAGGGCCAGCGTCAACGCGTTGACATTGCCGTACACGTCTCCGGTTACCTTATTGTAGCCGTGGCTCCATGACCCGTCACCTTCAAACGCGTGGCTATCGCCGTCACCAATCAAAAATCTGTCGGCATAGAGTGTGCCTTCGGCGTATGCGCCAGCTGGAAATACGATGCCGACCAAACCGGTATCTCCGTTGGCCGTCACTACTTCGCGTTCACCGCTGGCGTTGCGCAAGAGGAGTCGGTAACGACCGGCGCGTGACGCGTGCGTGACGGCGCCCCAATCAATAATCCATCGTCCTACTTCTGTACTTGGCGTGGTGCTGGTCTCTGCCTTTACCATAAACTCAAACCCGCGGTCGCCGTAGATCGTCGCGCCGTCCGTGTTGTTTATCACCTCGATGCGTGCCAGATCGCCGGTTCCCGCGGAAGGTGTTTTGAACGAGAATCGCGCGATGGGCATGGCTCCGGCCGGCGCATTCATCTGAAGTTGAGACAAAAGCTCCTGCAGTCCCCCCGGCATCCATGCCTGCGCCGCGATGGTCGCGCTCACATCGCTCGTCGTCGTCGCCGGCAGCGCCTGCAAATCCAAACTGACCGCGTTATCTCCGGGATCCTCTTCGCCGACCAGCCGGCCGATCACTGCGCCTGTCGTTGGCCGCACGAACGTAATCGTCTGCGGGTCTTCGTGCGCCACCAGCTCAAAGCCGTACTGTGTGAGCGACCACTGCAGCACACCCGCGACGTAGCCGCGAATCAAATCGTCGCCGGTCGTGATGCTGAGTTGGAGGCCATTGGTGGGATCCCAACGGAGCGCGGAACCAAGCACGCCCAGATCGAATTTTGGTTGGCCGTCCGCTGAATCCATGCCCAGCCACCAGCCGGTGCGGCTGTCGCCAAACGCGTGTTTGCCGGCGCGTAAGATGCCGCCCGGTACGATCTCGGCAACCGCGCGAATTACGCGCGGCAACGTCAAGCGCGCGGCCGGCTCCGGCTCGTCGTCGCTGCTCCAGCCCGTGCTGTGTTTCATCGGGTCATACTCCAGGAGACGAAAGCCATGGGGGTGGGGATCATGGCGTGCAGGCGGTCGATTACTTCCTTGTATCTACGCCACGCGAGGCGTGCTTCCTGGCCGAGTTGAGAAAGGATGATCGAGACGTCGCTCAGGTCGGCGGCTTCGTCGGTCTCCGTTTCCCAATGCGCGCGAAATTCGACAAACGCGATCAGGGCTTCGGTATGTGCTTCCGGGACGCTGGTTACCTCGGTGTCGCCGCTTGGCACGCGGTGCTGGCCGCGATAGGTGATGATCGCGCTTTCGCCGGTCGTGACGGTTTCGGCGAAGACGATGTACGCATTGACGGTGTCGGCGGTTGCCAGGATGCCTGAATCGGCCACACCGCGCAGCGCGTAGACTTCGCTCTCGTTGCCGAAGTCCGGGTCGTCTTCGCTCACCAGTGTCAGGTACTCGGGCGGGTCTTCGCCGGCCGGATACTCCACTAGATCCACTCCGATGCACTCGACTGGCAGCGCGTAGGACTGCGTGTCGGTTGTGAGGCTGAGCGTGTAGCGGAGGATGCGTGGAAATTCAATGGAGTAGAAGCGGACCGCATCGCCTAGCCACGCGTTCAGCGTCGCGTCAGGCCATGATGTCGCGTTGGGTGTGGTCAGTCGGCAGCGCGCGCGGAGTTGTGCGAGGGTGGCGCCCATGTTGTGCGATCCTTTCACCGTGCGCCGGGGGGAGACCGGCGCACGGCACACAGGAGGAGGGAACCGCCGGCTTATGGGCGGTCACTCCATAAGCCGGCTCACTTTCCGGCGATCCAAAACACCGTGCTGACGCTTACGCTGTCGTTGATGCCGACCGTGATACTCGTCGCGTTGCGCGCGGTGATGTAGAGTGGCGTTGTGATCGGGATGCCCGCGGTTAGGGTTGCAACCGTGGGCGTGGTGGCTAGACCGTGCGCGATGGTCGTGCCGCTGATCACCGTGCTGGCTGAACCGTAGCGGATAGGACCGCTGACGGCTACGCCCTGCAACGTCAACGCGCCGGTCACCGTGAGATCGCCGGTGATTGTGGCGTCGTCGCCGACGCTTAGGTCGTCGTTGGCGCTGATGTCCTCCGCGACCACGTTTGTGAAGTTAGTATCGCCAGCCGCGCGCGTCAGTGGCGGGGCGGCCGCGCGCGGCTGGATGATGGTGATGTCGTAGCCGATGACCGCCGCGAGTGCGATGACCGCGGTCAACAGGATCGAGAGGACTTTGCTCCAGGTGGGTTTGTCCATCTCACCCCTCCAGGAAGGTCAATGCCACGGTAAAATCGGCGGTTGCCGTGCCGCCCGCGCCGTCGTAGTCGAGTACGATTTGCACGTCGGTGGCGGTCGCGATGTGCGGACATTCTGCGGTGTCCGCGTTCAAAGCGCCGTCGAAATCGCCGCGGTCGAAGATCGCCGGGTTATTGCTGTCGCCGATGCTGGCGCTTGTCAGGTAGCCGTCCGGATCTGCGACGGAGCCGATGGTGATCAGGCCGCTGTTGGCGTTGGAGCCGCCCGCGCTGACATGCACGAGGGTCGCGGCGCAGGGCAGCGTGAAAGTGATGCTGGCGTTAGCGGTTAGCGTGCCGGTGATGTGGAACGGGTAGATGATGCGCATACCATCCATGATCTTTTCTCCTTAGAACAAATGTTTCACGTGAGACAATTCGGGAGTCGAGGAGTAACCGACAGGGGGCGGACTGGCGGTTATTCCCCGATCCCTGGCTTAGGTTACGTTGCGCTTGCCGATGCCGCGCCACGTGGACACACCGAGCGCCCACCAGTCGCGGACCTTGACCGGCAGTACATCATTCGAGAACATCAGGCCGGAAGTCTCCGAACTCACGCTGAAGATCTCCGGGGCGGGATGGCTGCGGCCGGCTGGGTCTTGTGCATAGGACATTTGAATGACCGGCCACAGTTTCGGGTCGGTCAGGTAGGCCCAATTGTTCGTGTCCGTCCAGTCGGGTACCATGATCACTTCGGGCCGCGCCGCGTTCGGGTCGGCGTAGAGCGGCGACTTGTCGTTGTTCGCGGTGCCGGGGTAATTCTGCGTCGAGAACAACACTAAGGCTTGGTCATAGAGGTCAATCGGTACCAGTAAATACTTGGGGATTAGGCCCAGGCGCTTGCTGCTGCCCAATTCGCTGTGCTTCGCGCATTCCACGCGCGCGGCTGTCCACGCGGCTAGGGTGGTGCCGAGGGCGGTGGTCTGGACATTTGAGCCGTGGTCGCTGTGGAAGAGCACGGTGCTGTCATCGTCCAACGTTGGGCCGGTGCCGCTGGCCTGGGTGAAGATGTACGCGACGGCGGCGCTGCGGGTGCGAATCGCGTCGATGGTTAAGGCGCGCGGGATTGCCCGCATCTTCGCGATGTCGCTGCGGCGGATCATCTCGAGTGTGATCCCCACATATTTGCCCTTCTTCGTGAAGCTGCTGGTTTCTTTCGAATCGCCGGGCGTGCCTTCCGTGTAGGCCGCGCCTTCGGCCACGGTCGGCAAGTCGCCGGTGCCGCCGAAGTGGATCCACGCCATGCTTTGGGTGCTGCCGTCGTTCGGTTGCACGGCGGTGATGCGTTCATACCAACGGTAGACATCCAGGTCGGCCATGGTTGCGATGACGATTTTATTCATCGCGTTGGCGGCCATGTCGGCAAGCGTGGTGCTGTTGGCGGTCGCGAGTTGGGAGTAAGCGGGATCGAACGCGCCGCGCCAATTCACGTCGCCGGTTAAGTCCTCGTAGAGTCGGTCTACGCGGCGCAAGGCGGGCGGGGGCAGTTTGGCATCGGGCGTGCCGAAGATCCAATCGAGCGCGCTCTGCACGGTGTCCAGGCCGGTCGTCATCCCGGTTACCCGGCCATCGCGCGCCGCGCCTGCGCCCTGAATTACGCTGTCGGCGCTGAGCTTCGCCCAAGCGGATTTTTGGTGCTCGATCATGCCGTCGAGCTGGCTGAGCGTCCACGCGGCCGGCAGGCTGGCGCGGGTGGCGTCCTGGAGTGCGGCGGGCAAACCCGACGTGGTCAGGCGCGCGGTCAAGAGGGTGTCTCGCAGGGCGTCGTACAACTCTGCGGGTGGGGTGGTCCCAGCCGGTTCCGGCGTGGGCGTCAAGGTTTTGTCGGGCATCGTAGCCTCCAGAAGTTGGGATTTCAGAACTGAGATTTGGGATAACAGGGAGCGGATGCCGGTCCCTGCGACGGCGGGTGTGTTCACGGCAGACGTTTCCTTGCCGCGCGGATTTTTGAAGAGCAGCTCGCATAGCTGGCCGTCGTAGGTTTTGCCGGGCCAATGCTCGCACCTGGTCGATAGCCACGCCTGGCCGCACACTGTGCAGGTCGGGTGGGTGGGTTGCCACGCGATGGAGAAGCGATCGATTTGGCCGTTGACCAAAGCTTCGATGTCGCGCGGTACGGTCAAGAGGATTTCCTGCACCATCAACGCGCCTTCCATGCGGCTTGCCAACGTGATTCCTCCGCGCGCCTCGATCTCGTAGTCGTTGTGATCGCGCAGGAAGGGTTGGCCGACGAAGCTCTCCGCGAAGCTGGTTAGGTCCTCGTCGGGAAAGCGGACAAAGTTGGCGTTGGGATAGGTGGCGCAGAATACATCGGCCTGGATGCGTAGCTCGTCCAGTGTGCCCGCCTTGAGCGCCGCGCGTAACTCGTGGCGGCGGTCGGGCGTCAACGGCTGGCGGTCGGTCGGTGTGATCTGCCACAGTTGCGCTGGCATGTGTAGATCGGTGTACGCGGCGATGCGGCTGAGTTGCGCCGCGGCGTTGCACGTCTCGCAGCTGCAGCCCTGGTGCTGGCTGAGTTCGGGCGGTGTCTGCGATCCCCCCCATGGCACGTCTGAAGGATCTGCGAGTTCCGTTTCCAGCGCGCACTGGCAGAATTGATGGAGTGGCGGCGCGGGGTGGGGTTCACTCTTGCGCCAAATCTTACCGTTCAGCGCGGCGCAATCTGGGCAAGGGTGTTCGCCATCGCAAACCCATTTCACGATTTCGACGGGTTCAGTCATGGTTAACCTCCGGGGTGGTGGTGTCGGCGGGTAAGTAGTGGTCGAGGTCACTTTCGGTCAATCGTTCGCCCGCGAAGCGCATGATGATTCGGAGCGCCAACCGTTGGAACGCGCTGCCGTTGACGCCCATATCGAAGATCGTTTTGAGAGCGTTCGCGATTTGCGCGGCCGCGGTGGCCAGCATGCCGTTGTCGGTACTCGATACGTCGCTATAGCCGATCAGGATATCTTTGAGTGTGGCCGGTTTGCCGCGCACGAGGCTCAGTCGTACCGCGCGATTGTAGGATTCCAGACCCAAGCGCGCGAGGATGTAGCCGAAGTATGCTTGCCGCGCCTTCAGGAAACGGGTGCGCTGATCGCCCATGGCGCTGGCGGTGGCAAGATTCGCCGTCTCCGCTTCGCCAAAGTCGGTCAGGGCCAAGCCGGGGCCGCCGGCCGCGATCATCCAGCGGATCGCGCGGCCGTCTTTCTCGGCATCCTGGGCGTGGAGGGTGGGCGCCACGGCTTCCCAACTTTCGGCGTCTTTGTCCACCACGAGGACGCTGCCGGGCGGCGGTTCCTGCCTAAGCTCGGCTTTGCGCTGCGGGATTGTGTTTTTCGGGACCTTCACAATCCACAGAAACTTTCGGATCGCGGCATTTAGGAAGACGCGGTCGCGCAACCAATTTCCGTAAGATGTCAGGTAGGGCAGGATCGCGGCAAGATCGGAGTCGCCGCGTACACATCCGACTGGGCGATTCACGGCGAAGTGGATCATGATCGGGCGGTGGCCGGTGGCGCTGGGTGCGTCGGCGTCGGTGTGCTGCGGATTGTACCACGTGCGGCCGTTATTCAAATAGTCGGGATCATCCGGGCTGACGGTCTCGTGATAGCTGAGTTCTGTCCGCAGGTCGCCGGGCTGTGTCTCGATGGCGTCGATGGCGGCAGCGGGAATTGGGCGGGCATAGGAGATACCATTGATCGTGTTGAGATGCAAAGAAATAAAAAGTTCCCCGGCTCGTGATAACTCGTCGCACCATGGCCCTAGCTCCAAGTCGAGCAGGTTTTTGTCATCGTTCCACCAGGTTGTGAGATAGCGATTTAGTGGGCCGTATTTTGTCGCGAGGGTAATGCCGTCGCCGATCACGTAGGCGGTTGTCAGGCCGATGATGCGTCGCGCGAGCGGATTTTTGCGCCACACGTCGAGCACGTCCGTAAGCTGCGCGCTGATCTCGCTCCACGCGCGGTCGAGCGTGCCGGATGGTAGCGCGACAAGGCCATCGTTGGCTTTGCCCACGTCTATTGCAGTAACGCGTGCCAACCAGGTCGCGAAGCGTTGGATCAAGGTTTGTTTCACCAGCCCACCTCTTCTTGGCGTGGCGGCAAGATTGCGGCGGTCGGGCCGCTGCCCACACTGCAAAATCTTAGAGCGGTCTGGGCCAGCACCCACGCGGTCGCGCGGTCGTCGTGCATCCCCTCCGGTGCGCTGAGATTTGTGCCGATGCTGGTGAGTTGGTCCAAGGTTTCGGCGTCGGGGATCTCGGGGGCGGTGTCGCGCAACGTGTCCGCGGCGGTATCGTAGGCCAAGGGCTTTGAGCGGCCGTTGGTCAACCAACCGGGCTTCCCGTCCAGACCGTTGAGTATTTGCACCTGTGAGAACTCCTTGAGCCACAAGATCACCGCGTGACCGTGATTGTTGCGTTCGACCAGGGCCGGCGCGTCGTTGTAGTAGTCGCTCACCGTGGCCAACATGCCGCCGAAGATCGCCGGTTCGAGTCTGCCGGCCAGACTTGCCATTTGTGCGCCGGACAGGTCGCACACTGTCAAGGCGCTTTCGTCGCTCTGCGGGTTCCCCTCGGCGGGGTCGGCGCCGATGACGTAGGCTGCGCCGGGCTGCGGCGCCCGCCAGGTGCGTAACCCGGTCACGGGTGGGCCAGAATCCAGTACATGCCGGCTGCTACAGTCAGCGCGAGAAAGCCACTCAGCAGCAAAGCGGCGATCCAGAGAACGGGGCGCCAAAGCCTCGAGAGCTGTGGCCGGATACTCCTGGTATAGATCATCCGTCGCGCCCGTGCGCGTAAGTACGTCATTGCGTTGTTCCTCGTACCATTGTGCGTTTCTGCCTGGCCGCGCCGACCAGGGTAAGAAGATCGCCTTGTAACCGTTCGCGCCGTCGTTGCCGGCGCGATAAATGCGCTTGAAAGCTGATTCGGGCCGGGATTTGTCGGCCGTCGAGAGCAACACCAGCCGTCCGCCTGCATCGATGGTAGGCTTGACCGCGTTTAGCAGGCCGTCTAGGTCTTCTGCAAAATCTGCTTCGTCAACGACGGCCATCGAAGCGGTGTAGCTGCGGCCGCCCGTCGTTGGGAAAGCAAGCGCCTGGCTGCCGGTCGCCAACCTGAATTCGTGGGCGTTGTTTACCAAGGCCTGCGGTTTCAGCCAGTCAGGGAGCCGGTCGAACATACCCTGCAGGCGAAAGTCTACCAGGTGGACGGCCTCTTGATCGCGCTTGGAAAAGAACAGGATCGTGGCGGCCGGTTGGAAGAGCATCAGCCAGAGCGCCCAACCCACAACCAACCAAGATAAACCTAACTGCCGCGCTTTCAGGATCACGGTTAAGCGGTGTTGTTCAAGCTGTAAAAGTACTTCTGTTTGCGCGGGCCAAAGATCGAAGCGCAACCAACCGCGCGTTGTGGCGTCGTACACTTGGCCGACGTCAGCTAGGAAGCGCGCCGGGCTGCGGCGGTAGGCTTGGCGTAACGTCAGTTGCGTCTTCGTCAGCTTCGGTCCCGGCTTCGAGTGCTTCGAGAAGACGAATGGTTTTATCCGCAAGGATCCCGTGTACGACGCCAAGCTCACCGGCCGGCTGCTTGCGGAGGTATTCTTCATCGCCAAATACCACGGTTTGTTTGCGCATCGCGGCGATCACGTCCTTCATGTAGGCGATTAGTAGTTGGCCGATCTCGGTGCGGTCGGTTTCGGGTACAATTGGGTCGGCGCCGTCGCGCCGCGCGCGGTGTTTCCATGATCTGAGCGTTGGTTCGGGTACGTTGTACTCGCCGGCGACGGCGGTGATGTCCTGACCGGCCAACAGGGCCGCGACACAGGCGGCGTGGACTTCTTCGGAGTAGCGGCCGCGGGTCATGGCGGCGGCGCTCCGGTGACGGCCTGCTCCAGGTCGGCAAGGTGTGTTTCCAGTTGGTACGCCAGTCCCTGGCGTTTATCCACCAGCGCGTACAAAATCGCGTCGCCGAGTTGCGGTTCCATACCTTCATAGGCGCGCAGTGCGCGTTCGATATTCCAACGGAGCGCCTTGGCCTGGGCGTAAAGCGCGATCGGCGTCTCGATGCTGATGGCTGGCGGGTTAATCGGGCTGCCGCCGGGGTCGTTGGCGTCGCGTGGGTCGCTCATTGGATCACCCAGTTGTAGGCGGTGTCTGTGAGGGGCGCGCAGGTGATGCCGGCCGGCTGGTCATTGGCGTCGAAAATTCCGGCGCACCAAACGCCAATCGGCTCGTCCAGCCATGTGCGTACCAGGTGGCCGCTGTCCAGGCGATAGCTGCGCGTGTGCGTGCGCGCATCGGCGGCGACAATCACTGTGGCGTGAAGGGCGTTCAGGATCAGGATCAGCAGCAGCAGGATCAAAAGCTGTTTCATATCCACCCCTGGCGGATCGCAATTGCCACGGCCTGGCAG